GTTGGCTTTTTTAGGCGTGATTATGAAATTGTTTGCTGTGAAAGTATTAGGTATTCAGTACAAGACAAAACATTTACTGGATTTCTTGACAAACCTTGTACGCAGTCTGTGGCCTATATCTCCAATGCCACTGGTTACGTTGTACTTGATATAAATAAGGGGGCTTATGAATAACATTGAAAAGAAACTAGACGCGCTAATCGATGCGCTTGGGTTTGATGCTGTAGAAATTCCTGTATTTATGGCTGGTCATGATGTGTTTAGCAAGGCACCCATTCGAACCGACATTAAAATAACTAAGCGTGATGTACCTGTAGCTAGTGCGCCTACAGAAGCTAATAAGCCGCCGATTGGCCTTAAGCCTAAACGCATTCATAATTTAGCTAGGGAGGATGAAATAATTTCTGCCATGATTAGATATTTAAAGGATAGGAAGCCAATCCCCCCAACTTGGCTTAACGAGCTTCGTTCATTGCAGACTTCTAGGTTATAAAAAATGAAACCACACATAAAAGTAATTCAGCGTAATGGTGTTGATATCTTTGTTACTTCTAGCATGACTATGAAGGAAACTAATTCCGCTCGAGATGGCAAGAGGCTTAGAAGGTTAGCTGAAGAATCCAGATATCCAGTGATGCAAGTCGCTTATGGTTTTAGTAATGCAGCAGCAGCTAGCTTGATGAATCCTGTATATTTAAGCGCCAGCAGAGATGTTAACAAAAACTTTACCGAACACGTTGACTCAATAAAAAGCCCCAATTAAGGGGCTAATTCATTAAAGCTTATAACTAAGCGTTACCAAAGCCTTGTCCAGCAAGGAATGGGTTAAGCACTGCAAATGCTGGTAGTAAATCAATACGCAAGATTTGCTTATTCTCACGTAATGAAGAACCGCGAGAGCAACGCAACTGCAAGCCATCTTTAGTTTTCATGAGCACATCTTGAGCACTTAGTTTAGGCAATGGAACAGAACCAATAGCATAGGCGTTTTTGTGATAGAACATGTTTGGTTGATACAATGTTGAAGTTGCATTTAAGAATGTAACTACGTCACCGTCCGCTATTGCTGCGTTTATTGTGTCGTACTGCTGAGTCGATTCTTTAATTGCTGGGCCAGCTACTATAACAGTGACTTCGCCGCCTGCGCTAATGGTTGCATCAGCGGTAACAGTTGCGCGCCACTTAACAGCAGTTGAACCGTTCAAAATAACCTGTCGTGTAGACTGATTTAAGTAGTATTTACCGGTAACTTCGATAACTTCACCAGCTTTCACGGTGCCGTTAGCAGTTAGGCCGTCAATCACAAGTGACTGGGTCATTGTGTCTTTAGCTGTTAGGTATGTGGCGTTAGGTGTTCCATTGATAGCGCCTACACGATCAGCACTTGCACCCGATGTAAATGTTGCAAGTGAGTCACTAGTCATTACGCGCATACCAGCAAAGTTGGAGTTAATTACAGCATCTTTAAACGCTGGGTTAACTAAACTATCAGCTGTGCCGATTGAACGCTGAACTTCAGACAAGCCAACTTCAGAGAATGGGTTTAACAATAAAGTTCTATCGCCTTTAGGCCAGCTTAGTGATTTACACATTGCAGCTACTTTTGCCACATCGCCCCACGCATCAACTGCTTGTCCAGGTGTGCCTAATGAAAGGTTAGAGTTTTTAAATACGAACTCACCAAAGCGGGTTTCTAATGTCGCAACCATTTCATCCATCATTGGCTCTACAACTAGCTCATCTAGCTGATTAAGCTGAGTGGCTTGCTCTAAAATAGACCAATCAACCTCAACAGTGATAAAGTTCTGCACCTTGCCTTGCGCTTTGCCAGCAATAATACTATTAGCTGTGGTGCCTGAAATATCGCCATCAACCGTTGATGTTGATTTAAAACGGTTCGGACGTTTAATGAATACCGTATCACCGGTGTTAGCGTTGATTGCATCAGATAAAAACTGAGTGTTTACAGTTTTAGACATTACGCGCTTAGATTCAAAGCTGGATAGAATAGCTTTGGAGAGCGTTGCTTGTGTGTTACTTGCTAAATTGTTAGCCATGAGAGACTGTTTCCTTTATGTGAATTCTGCACCGTCAATGTATTTGTACTTGCCGGCATCTTTATCGCCACCGCCGCCACTAATTTTAGTAGCTGGACTGGGCGCGTTTGTTTGTTTCTGCTTTACTGCTGCAACTTTAGGTTTAACTGTGCGTTCAATATATAAGGCTGCTTGCATAGGGTTCATGCCTGCAATCTTTTCCGCATCAGCGTGGTTGCTCGATAAGTACCGAGTAATTAACGGGCCTTTCTCGTCATCGAGAATAAACATAGCCACATCGTCACTTAGTCCATAACTTGCCACCATTTGACCTGCTTGCTGCAACTCTTCAGGCTTGATACCAAACTCTTTAGCTCTACCGCTGTATGATATTGCTTTAGTGTTTAGATCTTCCTGCATCGACTGTTGTTTTGCGGCTTGCTGCTGATTAGTTAACTCGCTAGATTGCTCTTGCTGATAACTGTATCGTTCTGCTTGCCTGATAGACTCGATATAAGCTTTCTGTTTAACGTCATAGTCATCGTCAAACGGATCAGGCGATTCCAAAATAATCGGCGCTTGTGCTTTAGGTGCGTATTGAGCAAGCTGTTTTTGCAACTCATCTGCGCGGCGCTTTTCTTCTTGGTATTTCCTGTGCTGCCTATTTATAGCCTCATTAACCGCATCTTGGTTAACTTGCTTCTGGTCAGTACCGTCGGGTTTTTGTTCGTGTTCCCCATCACTATCAGCAGCTAATTCTGATGACTCACTTTCGTCAGTCTCTTCGGCTTGTATGGCTTCAAATTCCGTTTCTTCAACATACTCATCGTTTTGTAGCTCGTCACTCATCTCATGGCCCTTGTAAAGGTAGGTTATTAACCGCGAATAATGTCGCGTACACTTTGACTTATTATAATATATTTGCTAAGTTGACTGTAGATAGGCGTTTAGCCTATGTTTTAAGGGGTGATTTATGGATTTTGAAGGTGTGTATGTAGGGTTTGTTGGTGCGCTTGTGTTTATAGTTATGATGGCGATTGCATCTTTCGTTTCGGAAGTTAACACTCAAAAGGATATTGCATTATCTTGTGAGTTATCCAAGCATGTTGTAATAAGTGAAAAAGCATATAGATGTGAGCTAATAGATTAAGGGGTAATTTATGACTTTATACATAGTGTTTGCAGCTGCTGGCTTCTTGTTCGGTGGGTTTTATGGTGCTGCTATTGGTGTGTTGGCGCTGTTTGTTATTGAGCTTATTTTAAAGTTGGTGTCATGAAATGTGAATTTACAACGCTAATCCACGCTAAAGGCTGGACTGTGTGGGAAGCCTGCCAACACTGGGGTATTAGATATGATGTATGGCGTAGAACATGCCGTAATATTAATGATAAGCATCGTCAACAGCTTGTGTGTCGGTGTAATGGATTAAAGGGTAAGTTATGAAAGACCAAGAAATTATAGATAGAAACCACAAAACAGAGCAGTTAACTGCAACCGAATCACAAAAAATAACCGTGTTAGAAAATGGAAATCTGATGACAGTTAGTGATGAAGGTTTGTACATGGGCCTGTTTGAGAACAAGGATTGTGGGGATGTGTGGCTTACATTTGACATTACAGAAGTCATTAAACCCCAATACATTCGCTCACTAGCAGACATTAAGCGTATTGCTTGGTTAGAAACCCAGCAAGCAAGGGCTGAGACCTTAATATATGAATTACATGAGCAAGTTTATGACAGCCCGTATTTAGATACTAAAGTTGGGTTATATGAAGCACTAAAGGAGAGTAAGCGATGAGTAAGTACAATTCATACAAGTTTAGAACCAATAAAAAATATCGAGAGTCACTAACAAAAAAAGAGAGGAGTCTAATGATTGCTCTTATAGCATTTGGTGAAACCATAGATCCGAATGGGTATGATGATGGTGATTATGACAGTGCAATAGAAATGATCATGGATGAGTAGATGATGAGTAATCTATAACAACCAATAAGCCAGCAACCTACCATAGACTGCTGGCTTTGTTGTTTACTCGCTAGGCAGATCTTCTTTTGCTAAGTCTTCAGCTACATTATCATAAGCTTTGACAGCACTTTGATTCATTATAGCTTCAGCACCCATAGCATCTTTCAATGCCTTAAGCGTTTCAGCTTGCGCCTTTTGAGATTCAATCAACTGTTTTTGCATTGCCAGCATCTGCGTAAACTGCTGATTCTGTGATTGCAAATCAATTTTTTCTTGGTTCTGTTGGATATTCGCCGCATCAACATTGTATTTATCATCCTTCTCACGTTGGAATTTAGCTACGTCTAATTGCTGCTCCTGCTCTGCTAGTGCTAGTTTTCTGTTCTCCAGTTGCAGTGTTGCTGCTTTAAGCTGCATGTTGCCCTGAGCTTCCTCTTGCTTGGTCTGTGCGCTTAACTGTTCAGCTTGCGCCTTACCCATTTCAGCTTCAGCTATAAGCATGTTTGGATCAGGTTGTGGAGGCTGGTTAGCTTGCTGTTGTGCCTGCTGTTGCTCCTCAGATGTCAGCTGCTCAAATGGTATAATGCCATTCTTTATCTGCATAGACCTCGATCTTTCTGCAACCGTTTTCATTCCTGGTTCGTTGATGTTGCTTAACCATACATCTCTTGCCAACTCCATGATGGTAGGATCAAGTTGAGCAATAGTAGCAAAGGCTTCACTAGATTTCTCTTGTCGGCTTTTGAATGCTGGGCCGTAATCACAGTTAACATCATACTGACCTAATGTAAGATTGTTTAAGGTTATTTCCTGACCTGTTTGCTGGTCTATTATAACCTCATTTAGTGTGACCATCTCACCGGCTCCATCCTCACCAAGTATCCTTTGCTGCCTTGTGGAATCATAGCTTCGTGGTATGCAATTAACTAAGCACTTAGCCATTGCTGTGAGTGTGACTTGCACTGACTTGTAGTATTTAACAGTTGATGTGTTAGCTTTTTCTATCTGCTTATCTAATGCAATACCTGACTGCAGGTTAGCGTTGTTAGCTAGCGCAGGACTAAACGCACCGGCGGCCAAATCAATTGACTGTGCTGATGACATACTCAACTGGGATAAACCCTGATTAATTTGTGCGCCACCGATAAACAACGGGCCATTAGGCATTGAAGGGTCGTAGTTCATATCTTGCCACGGATGAGAGTTTGTATTGAGAGTGTTTAATGTTTTCTCGTGGCCTAGCCGCATTGCAGGCGTACCCCAAAACTTAGCTCTAGGACTTAAAACAACTTCTTCAACTTCACGACTAAACGCCATGTTGTGTACGCGCTGTTGATCCATAGCTTTAGCGATAGCACCACGGACAATGGCCTTGCCGTCAATCACCTTATGATTAGCATAGCACCCAAAGACAGGCAACAATTCGAATACCGTTTCTTCTGCTTCATTCAGCCAGCCCTCGCTATCCATATACCGCTGATAAACCTTAAACGTCTCTCTTGTTCTGCGACCTGTCTCGGTTATTCCGCGCTCCATTAATTCATCGATAAGCATGGCTAAGTCTTCGTCATCTTTATATACTGAGCCGTCTGACATTTGAACTATGTCTATTTTGATTGGGCTTTTGTAATAGAATCGGCTAATTGTAATGACGTCTGGCCTGTCTGCATATACGTTACTTCTAGCGCCTGAATCTAGTGAGTTATCACCTTCACTATCAAATCTTTTTTCATGCTCCTCTTTTGTGATGTACTCATCAACAAACACGAAAGGAGCGTCACTGTTGTCTTGTTTTATACTAGACTGCGCAAACCAAACTCTATTTTGGAAGTCTGGTATCTCACGAATAAACAAATCTTGATTGAAGCTATCACCGTCAACATATCCCTGCTCTAGCTCAACCCCAGACATGCCACATGTAACCATCATTCGCGCCATGGATGAATAGATGAGTGATGCTGAACTAATGTTTTCAATATTGCGTATTAATCCCTCGAATATCTCAGCAGTTTCTTTTGATGAGTCTCCACTTGCCGGGCTTATCTTAATAGCAAATTCGTTGTCTTCAATTTCACCGCATATTGAATCGAGAATAGGATTGCATCGATCGTCAGTGTACCTTGGCTTACCTGTCATTTTAGTTATAACATCAGGGTCCCATTGACCATCCTCTTTTTCAACAAAGTATATCTGCGCCCTTGATGACTCTCTCATGTCATCATTGACGTCTTGAGAGTTTGCGCGCTCTTCTCGCATTTTTGCGTGATCTTCGTAATCTACCATAATGATTCAAACTCTAGTGGTTGTGTGGCCTCTGTACTAACAGGCTCAGTAAATGTTAATGCTCCGGCGTCCCCGTAATCAGGACTGAACCCCAATTCTTTTTTGATTCGCTCTTTTGCCCATAATACACGCCGATGGTTTGAGTCCCAACTATAAGGACTTGCACAAATATCCGCTTGCAGTTCGTCGCTGTCTGGTATGTCAACCGGTAATGACTCATCATTAAGCCAGTCTGACATTTCGCCCCACATCTCGTTTCGCTTGTTTGTGTACTTCTTTGGCCTGAGTGGTGTTGATCCGAAGTAGACAGCCTTAACCTTGTCTTTATATCCAAGCTCATGCAATCTATCTACTATGTCAGCGCCTGCGCCAGCATCCACAAACATCTTGTCTGGCTTCCTATCTGCAATAGGGCAGTGAGTATCTAGAACATCAATGCATAACGCCACATTCTTTCCTAGCGTGTTGCACTCCTCACCCTTGTAAGCCTTCATGCCGTACATTTTACGACCTTGGCGATTTACAAAAGCAAACCTATCGCCACCCCTAGAAGGATCAACCCCAACAATTAACGGGCCGCTACCTTTAAATTCGTTACCCCTTGCTTGCATACACATGTTAGCGTTAATTAATCCGTCACCCCCAGACATTTGAAACGCCTCGGCTGAGTTCATAGGATACTCTTGCTTGAATGCTTTGGTGCCATCTACTCCATCAGTGGTTAATTCTGCAATCTTCATCCTGCGCCAATACATTTGCTCAAACGTTAAATTGTACGCTTCTTTAATTTTAACGTCTTCATCATCAAATACCGTACCTTCAGGCAATACCTTTTTATATTCAGACTGCCAAAACCACGGCACGAATATAGCTTGAAATTCAGACAACCCTTTTTCTGCTAATTTCCATTGCTCATGGAAGAAGTTTCCCACGCCATTTGCTGTTGATTCCCAAATCACCTCGGTACCATCGCCATCAGGAACCGCTTGCATTATCCCCTTAGTATGCTCGCTAGCATTCAGCCAAAACGCCACCTCAGAGCCATGGAAGAACTGTATAGTTTGCCCTCGGCCTACTGCCTTATTGCCTGCAGTCCCTATCTTATAGCCTGAGTCTAGCTTGTCAAAATGTAATTCTTTGGCGTTACTAGCACCTAATGACGGCTTAATAAATACAGGAAGGTTTTCATAATAACGTTCTGTCATTTCAAACAATGCGTTGGTTGACTCTCCATCATGAGTAAGTATAAACGCCCTAACGCCCTTTGTGTGTGTCGTCTTCCATATGTATCGACCTTCAACATATGTACTTGCGCCTTGCTGCCTACCTTTGAGGATTATTGCCCTGGCCTTGCCTGTATCTTTTATCTGCTGCTCGATACGCTCATGTATATAACGCTGAGCATCATTTAAAACAAGTGGCGTAACCCCTTTGAACTTTGTTCTTATAGATAAGCAATTTCGAGCGTAAAACTCAAAATCATCTTTGAGCCTTTGTCGATTACTATTTAAGCTCGTCAAGCCATTGCTCATGAGTTAGCTCAACGTTTAAGTTTTCGTTTTGAACCTTATCTGTCCAGTTCATGTTTTTTAGTGCGAATATAGCGCCAGTGCTATTACCAAACTGCAGTTGATATTCATAAGCATTCTCTACATGTAGCCGCGCTTTTTTTATAATGTAAGAGAAACCATCTCGCTTTTCATAGTCATATAAACTCTGCCTACTTTCAAAACCTAAATGCATAGCAAGCCCTGTGATGGTTATAGCAGGGTATTCAACTGGCCCATCTTTAGTTATTACAGTCCTAATAGGAGGGTTTTCAAGGTAGTCGTCAACCATTGCGGCCAAGACTTTTGGGGACTCAAATAAAGGGCTGCCAGATGGCATTACTTACCTTCTATGGTAACGGTAGCGCTACCTGTCAATACGACCTTGTACTTACCAAATGACGGCAACTTAACATCAGTAAACCCTTCTGGTAATACTTTTACAGATGAAGCTGCTGATCCCGCATTACTGCATGAGAGTGTAGCTGTGCCGCCTGCTAAAATAGCCTGGAATACAGTCCATCCACCATTGGCTATTTCGTATTCTCTATCTGTTAATAAATTCATTCTTAATACCTGCGTTAAATTAAATCAATGTTTGACTGAGCAAACCTAGTTTTGTAAATGTATTCTGTTTGAGTCTTGCTTATCTGGACTTCATCAGATGTGAATGGTGTATCTGTTGATAGCAACGAGTCAACCATTGCATCAAATTCAGCAGCCGTTATTCCTTGCCCTTCATTATCAAAAGGATGATTGAACGGTATAGCTGCTAGATTAACAATACCTGCTGGTGTAATACCGGTGACAATCTCCAACCCTTCCACAAACAAGATAATAGATACATATCTTGCCGCATGAGGAAACTTATTCAACAGCTCGATAGGTGCGTGGTCTACGTGATAAATATAATGTTTGGGTATCATTATGCTTGTGCTGCTATATCAATAGTTTGTAATCCGCCCACCCACTGTGTACCGTCATTACTTAGAGTGTATGTATCTCTGACATCTTGAGTAGTTGCTATGTTGTTGTATGTTAGGGTTACACCGTTGTTAACTTCTGTGTTTGCCGTTATATTTCCGAGTGTAAACTCTAGTGAGTTAGCAGGGGTTGTAAGGTCGGTCAAGCTGGGTTTTGAGATTATGCCATTAAATAATAGGCCAGAGGCGTATCTCCCAAAGTTATCCAAGCTTACAGTACCGGCTGCGGTTCTTGTTGCGACAACTGCGCCATTTAAAACAATACTAACAACATTAGAAACCCGCTTAACTTCAAGTGTTTCAAGCTCATTTGGCGTGACAACTACCCCCGCCGTGTCTAATATGATTCCTGCGATACTGGCCCTAAGTTTACCACCTGAAATGATGGCAATGTAGGAGGAAACATCTAACGAATAACCAACAAGCACCACATTACCACCACCATCCCAATCATAGTTGAGTTTTATACTAAAATCATCTGTTGCAACCCATGCAGACGATAAAGAATAATAAGCAATTACAGCAGCTTCCAGCTCTATAAGTACAATCGTCTCAACGCCGGCAATACTTCGCGTGATGGCCCGTGTGATTGACCTAGTAATGGGTCTAGTAATCATTTAATTTCTGCATGTAAAAAAGCCTCAAAACTATATGAGGCTAATTATATCACTCTACTTCAATTAAATCTAATGTCAGTCCATCTACCCTTGTAAAATCCCCGCCTTCGTCTGTTACTGAGTCGTTAAATTGCAACATTGCCTGTTGTGTTGTTATGGCTCCAACCGTTAGCAAAGTGTATGTTTTACCGTCTATGTGACATGTGCAATTGTATTCAGTCATAAGAATTCACCTATTAGTATTTTCATTTACTAATCTCTGTCGTAAGTTGTTTTGCATCCGCAATGCGGGCAAGTCATGTCTTTAATTTCAAACCCAAGTTCTTTACTATCCTTTTTATTCACAACTCCAATTAAATCACCTTGAACACCTTTCCACTTGCAAGCTCTTACTCTTGCGCACTCTATTTTTCTATCTTTCATTACTCACCCGCCTTAGATTGATTACTCAACCATAATTCACGCTCTAAATCTGTAGCGCGTTGCATCAGGGTTTTGTTTGATTCTTCAAGCTCTGCAATCTTACTTTCCAAGTTTGTTGCGTAAACACTTATCAGTTCATGCAAGTGCTGCTTATCTACTGCGTGAGACATCGTAGGTCTAATCACTTGACTTGCTCCTTTAGTGCTTCAGCTTGTAATTGTTTTTTGACACCAAAATTATTAACGTCTCTAACTAAAACAAATGATGAACCATTTTTAGAATAAGCGTCTATTTCTAGAATAGATTCAAAACAGCCTTTAGCTTGCTGCTCTAGGTTGTGGGCTTCTAGCAGATTTGAAACTTTTCCTTCCATTTCGCTCCAATTTTCTACCCATCCCACGCCATCGATATAGCCTGTTTCATCAGCTATTTGATGGGCTACAATAATATCCTTAGTTAAGCTTAGCTCTTTCTCAAGCTCTGTAATTCGTTTGACAGCGTTACTTTGCAGTTCTGCAACTTGTAACTGGTCCGTTTCTAAACAGTGCATTTCAAAGTTTATAAGTTCTTTTTTAATATCAGTCACTTGACTTGCTCCCTTAACGCTTTTGCTTGCTTGCTGGGTCTATCTGCTTTAGTTGCAGTCTCACCTGAATTAACACACGATTGTAGAAATGCTATGTCTTTCTCAAGCTCAATAATTTCAAAGCCTAACCCTTCATTTGCGTGTTCAATCTCCACAATCCTAGCTATGTCTGCTAGTGAGCGAATTAATGGCTGTCTATGACTCCACTTCCCATCACTATCAACCTGATTACAGTCTGGCCACTTGCCTTGTTTTGGTGGCACATTATCTAAAATCTCTTGGTCAGTCACTTGACTTGCTCCTTTAGTGCGTTTATTTGCTCTTGTAGCCACTCTGGGTTGGTCCCTTCACATGCAACCTCATAAAGAAACTTAAGCTCTTCTTCAAGCTCTGCAATACGTTCAACCATAACTTGTATCATTTCTACCATCAAACACGACGTACGACGCGCGGGACGTTCAAACATTTCTGTTTCTGCTTTAGCTAGGTTTATCAACTCTTCTGGTTTCATCACTTTACTTGCCCCCTTAATAATTTATCTTGCTTGTAAACATGTGCGTGGATGTCGTTTAATGAAAATGGATTTGCCTTTTCCCATGTGAAAGGCTTGCCATTTGCTGCATCATGACGCCATCTAACTAAACTGACTTCACGCCTATACAACACTGCTAAAATTGAATTAGGTTTTACGCCGTAGTGCTTGGCCAGGTCTTTAGCTCGATAGCCTTTTAAAGTCACCAAATCCCAGATGTTACGCATTTCAGAGTCCCAGAATTTGGTTTGTTCTCTTATTGGTCTGTGAATCATTTATTTAACTCCCTTGTAAACTTGCCGATTAACACATAAACCTTACACATCAAGCTTTCGCCATCACCGTCAACTGTTGCGCCGTCTGAATACTGATAGACGTTATTGTCACGGTCAACTAATGCGCCCATTTTAACCCACCGATAAAGCTGTGTTGTGTACTGGCCTGTCGCTTTACTGGCTTTAGGTACTGAGCCGTATTTTTCTTTAATTACTACTGATACTAAATTCAATTTAATCTCCCGATTTTAGTGATTGGCCCCGAAGGGCTGTTTGATTCCTGATGATGTTATGATTAAAACTCTGCTTAATAAGAATCAACCTATAAAATCGCAAAAGTCATCCTCACCCATAATATTCTCTGTAGTTGTTTGAGTTGGCCCCAGTTAAGGGGCGGTTAATTAAGCTAGCCACTATACACCGTCCATCCCATCATGTAGGGCGCGCGTCACGAATGAAGCAGCAAATAGTTTTTAATGATTAAGAGTTTATCCAATCATCATATTTTTTTATTGATTTATTCATTGAACATCTGATTTATTTGTTGATTAGTAAAGCCAGACTCACTTAATCCCTTTGCTTCGTAGTAACCAAAATCCAAAAACATATCTTTTTTAAAATCTTCATCATTAGAGTAAAGAGACGAATCCTTGCTAGTACTTCTTAATTTAAATTTCTTAGAGTTTACGCTTTTGGTTACTTGGACTTCATAGCTAAACATTCCGTTAGTTGCTGTAAATGTAGTCATAATATTCTCATTTGTTTGGTCTTGGCTGATTCCTTAACCTTGGAGTTATTATATACACCAGCGACTATACTGTCAACACTATTGTTTATTTAATTTCATATTAGCTCTAACTCTTCGAATGCTATGCCCTTCGACTTTCATAGCTAGATATATGTTTGTGCCTGTGCATCCGTAATGCTTGCCGATGTCTTTAAGGCTTAAACCGCAACCAATCATCTGCAATACGTTACCCATTCTATCAGCCCACACCTTTCGATAGTTTGGTTTCAATTCCATGTCTATATCATTCCTGCGCCTGTATGCCCTCATGGTTGTATTCATTTCTTACCCCCTAGACTTTTACTCCATAACCCATCTTTTGAGCCTGACGTTGATTGTGCTTGTGCTGGTGGCGCTTTAGCATGCTGTTTTAGCCTGTAAAGTTGAGGGTCTAGTTTTTTAGCGTAAGTTTGCTCAGTAACTAGCCCCGCCTTCAGATACTTCCTAACCCTGGTTTGCATGTCTTCGATATTCTCGACTTGTTGCGTTATCTCAAACTTGCATTGATCGTTACTCAGCTTCTTAGTCATAATCCGATAAGCCCATGTTGAAGCCATGATATCCAGGTTTTCAAATACTTGCTGTTCTGGTGTTATGTTGTGAGTCATAACTAACAATCCCATTCGCACTGAGCAAAAAACCTAGCAACACCTAAGTCACCAGTTTTTTTATACTCGCTTAAAAACGCGTCAAATACCTCGGTTGGCATCGGGCAACTTACTATTGACTCTAAACACTCTTGAATATCTTTAAATTCATGCCCTGAAAATAAAGTCATGCTGATTGTTTCACTCATTATTTATTCACCTTTAACTTGATCATTGCATCAATGCTTTGTTGTATAGCAATTACAGCAAATTCTTTTTTATGTTCCAACCTTTCAATAACATCATCAATTTGCACTTTAAATAAATCTGCACACTCTTCATAATTATCAAAAATATTAAGCATTACACCTGAGTAGGATCGATATCCAGTATTGTCAAATGGTGCAATAATTCTTGATGTCACCCCCTCGCCTTTATTTTTAATCATTCTAAAATGTACGTCAGAGTAATAAACCGTTTTATTTTTTGGTAAATCATCATTGCTAACAACTTGCACCAGCATTGGCTGAACATTTCTAATTGGTTTTTTATTTAAATCCTCTTGACGGTAATCACAAATGTAAACTTTTTGCCCAGCTTTTAAATCTTCTAATTTAATATTCATTATTTCTCTACCTTTCCATACTTCATAAAAAGTTCAATGTAAACACGTTTTTCATTGCCAAAACTATCTATCAACCAAACGTGCCTTTCATCCTTACCTTTAAATGATAGATTTTCAAAACCTGCGTAGCTTACTGGTTGATCAAAATTTAAATTCATCACCTCTTGCTTAGTCATTATTTCTCTACCTTTAAATTATTTGTGTTGGCTACTACACCCGATTGAATGCTGTAATGTTTATGTTATCAGCGTCAGGAAAGTCTTCTTTGGCGAGAGATTTTAACTTTTCAAAAATCTCATCAATTAAATCCATATCACCATCACCATCAGGCGTTGCAGTTATAATGCCGTAAGAAAACTTATCGTATCCATTTTTTTTATTTGCAGTGTAGTTGTAAAAGAACTTTTGCTTATTCATTATTTATTCACCTTTAATAATTAAATTGAGAAATGTATGATTTAAAATCTGACATTTCAAATTCTATTTCATCAGTGTATTCGTCTAAAGCTTCCTGATCTGTCTCAGCCATGTAATCCCATTTCATAAGATTATCTACACTGCACATTTGCCACTTCCAACCGCCTATGGTTTTAACCCTTCTGCATTGCTGTATAACCATCGTATCAATATCAAAAATAACACCGCCACCACAGCCCAAGCCATTTCTTAACGAGCTGAATTTTATGTAAACTGACCTGTATAATTTTGGAAGATTCATTATTTCTCTACCTTTAAATTTTCTAACTTAGTTAAAATCGTTGTCATATTACTTTCAAGCTGCTTAACGGATTCTAGCCCTTGAATGTTATTTGGTAGCTGGTCAAACGGTTTCTTGCTGAAGTTCTGGTAATGCTCAACGAACTCTTTTTGCTTCCAAACCGCATCTTTGTCAGTCATAGCGCATAGTGTCTTCCATCCCATAACGCTTACACATGCCGCTGTGATAGGGTCATGAAAGTTAGGCGCTCGATAGACTCCGCAGCCAGCAATTGCTTTGGGTATGCTCAACCAAGCTGCTTGAGCTATAAATTCTTCGTCGGCGGTGTTGTCTTTTTTGGTTCCGTCAATATGCTTGATGATACTAGCTGTCTTTAATTCAAACATACCCGCATCTGGGTCTCTCATGTGTGCGTATATTCCAGCCTCAACCTGTTCGATGGTGTACTGATTTAAGATTTTCCACCACATGCGTAACCTAATTTCACTGAACTTAATTTTATACTCTTCGCCTGCGCCTGTTAGCAACTCTTTGAATTTTAATGAATCTGATTTTTGCATTAGTCTAGCTCCACGTTTCTAAAGGTTTCTATGTTTTGCATGGTGGTGTGTGAGAATTGCCCGTTGCCGCTGGTGTCTATTTTCATCCACTCAGCTTTAAATGATTTCCATCCGCGCACTTCCCATTCAATTAATGAGTCATCAAACGTAAAACCCTTTTCAGCAGCTAGAAAGAATTGTTTAGCAAGTTGGTTGATGATTAATTGAGTTAATGCCGTACCTTTGTTTTTTCTCCTGATCCGAACAACATCTTTAGATTGCTGTTCTGTCATTTGCAAAACTGAGTAGTCCAGCTTGACTGGCGTAGTCTTTTCTTTTAACTGGTTATTAGTTAATGGTTCTTGGTTTATAGTTAATGGTTTATAGTTAGGTGTAGCTTCGTCAGGTAAGTTAATCGAATCGTTAACGACACCAGCACGCTTCGTGCTATTTGCATCACGCCCTGTTTCCTTTCTCTTCCTTTCACGTTCAATAGCAATGCGTTTATTTGTAACACTGTTAGCCTGATATTTCTCCAAATCATCTTGAATTCTTGACTGTATATATACGCCGTCAGACTCATGAAAAAACTTTTTTAGAACGAATTTTACAGCGTCAACTTCAGCTTCTGAAGAAGCCCAAACCCAATCAATAGCTTCATCAATCGTTGGGAAAGACTCACGGTCATAGCACGAATCTATTAATAGGTTGTACGCACCGTGTTGCAAGATGGATAAACGTCCAGCTTTTTTGTGATAGTCACCGATATTTTTTTTGTAGTAATGCATAATCTTCCTAATTTATTTATCTGATTATTTATCTGAAAATCCCTACCAAGGAGGTGCCCTGCAAGTTGGTAGCAAGCAGGGCGTATCAGATAGATAACTATGAACGGGGAGTTCACATTTAGTATTATACTATTGTTTTAGTTTGATATCATCTTTTTATGATTTCTTGCCCATTTACTTTTTTCCGCTGTAAGTTTATTTACTGAGCGACTAAGCTCGGATATTTCGCAAATCTGCAAACCAAAAGAAGCTTCTGTTAATTTTAGCCTTTCAATTTCGCTATCTTTTATTTCAATTTCTCTATCTTTTATTTTAATTAGCACTAGAAGTTTTCTTATTGCTCTAAGGGGCTTCCTGTAATACACGCCATCAACAAGTTCCGACTCATCATGAACCTTTCCATTTACCAAAACTTTCATTTTATCTACTCCGTTATTACTTAGATTGATATCACGTTTAATTAATTACCTTGCGTCATACCCTTTTTGTTTATCCATTTCAGAATCATTCTGACCCTTGTTGTAGTCATCCTTTTGGCTCGACGGGTGACAGTATCCATCTGTTGAATAAATTCCAACTCTAAAGTCATTATAGCCCTTCCAATACGCCTCGCTCATGATGCCCACCCTAAATAAACATTAACAACTATCAGTGCAAATATAGCTATTGTTAATAAAGCTTTATGGGCTTGTATTTCGCCCTGTGTTTTAGTTGGTTTCATTCGTTTTTTTCTCCACTGTTAAATTCTTTAATTAATCGCCGTTCTTCAGCGTTCAATGATGTGTTGTGATACCAGCCGCAAACATTGCAGCGATATGTCCGCTGTTTATACTGCAGGCTTCTTTTGCGTAGAAACCTTTTGGCTCCTTTCCTGTCGCAGTAGGCTGCTTTGGTGCAAATTGTAAACTCCATATCATTCCATCCACTCAACTATAATTAAACTTTTGGTTTGTCTTATACGAGTATAGCCAGTCTGGTTTATGTGGTGCATGTAGCTACGGTTAGGTGCTGACCCTATGCGCTCGCCTATGTCAGACATGTAATTGCTTAAGTCGTGGTATGCAATAGGGTTGAATGGGGTTGTCATGAACTTAATTGGTTTCATGGTTTAGGCTCCGCAAGCAGCTCCTCAAGTTCTGCCATTGCATTTTCTTGAGATTCCAATGTCCTTGCATCCAGTAATCGTCTAGCGCTAAGTTCAAGCTCTACAATACGCTTAATGTCTGCTAGTGAGCGATGGCCTTCTGTTGTTGTTTCATTATTGACGTATGTTAAATAACCATAACCATCTGATTCATGATCTTCACGTACATACTCGTTGCAGTAACAGTTACCGCCAAGTACATGAGTTGCACCTTTTGCTTTTTCTGCATTAGCTAAAATATATTTGTTATTCATTGTTTTATACCTACCTTATAATTGCTTGAATTACTTCTTCACTAAATGGGATTTCGTACCCCTCTTCTTGCATAGCTCTTATCATATTTAGCCACACTTGTTTTTCATGTCCGAACTCTTTTCGGTAATTACCTGGCTTCTCAGTGCGATTTGATTTGTGAGAGCCACCCGATTCGTGAAGCTTCGCCGGTATTGCCATTATTGCAAACTCTCCAACACGTTGAGATATGCCGTTAATCTTGCGCTTTGCCTTACCGCCGATTATATGGTCTATTTGAAACGCTGCATTACTTGCAACCTCTGGGTATTTGATTTTAAGCCAGTTTGTTGTCGCACCAAAATCAACGACTACATCAAGCCAGTCTTTTTCTGCTTTTGTTTTAACGTGACCTTTGCTTATCATGATTGACCATCCGCTTTTTGCTTTTCTTTGAAGAATTCAGAATCTCTTGGTATTAAAAACTTAATGCCCTTATCAACCATCCATTGCTCATGCTTTAGACAAGCCATAAACCGCTGCCCTTTATCTGCCACGTTATCGCCAGACTTAGCCCATGATAGCCGTTCGCCATCTTTATTGTTGCCAAGATGTACCGAGGTAAATAGCTCGTGAGCGTCTTTCTCGTTAAAAGGCCGCTTACCGTACCAATCTCCGTTTGCCTTGGTCATAAGAGGCATAATAGAGCCATTAGCAGCCATAAAATTAGCAGTTGATGTCATCCATGACCGCCACAATCTAGACATCCCCCACTTGCCTATGCTGCCGTCAAATTCTTCAATGGTAACTAATGCAGGTTTGTTGCTAGAATTTAAAGCGTCTATAATAATTGACCATAGACGTTTACCGTCTTCGGTGCTGGTGGCTCTGTTGATTAGGGTGGTTTGCTTATCCATTGCTACACCTTAGACGCAATTATTGCTAGGCATATGGCAATATTCGGCTTCTTTACTCTAACAACTCCAAACTCAGGATCTCTAACTTTTGCACAAAACATGCCTTTATCTTCATTTTGCCAAAAAGACACATTATATTTAATCATCAACCTAAAACACAAGGCATCGTCTGTTAGTGGGTTGTAACGTATTAATCCTGCATGATTTTCCGAATCGGCAAATACACATTCTGAAAAACCAAACACGTCCATTTTTACAATAAATTCTAACCCCTCAATTTCTGCAAGGCGTTTACATATTTCTAAATCAGTTAGTTTGTTCATTACTCACCCCTTGCGATAAATGCGCTTGTGTCCACGTCGTAAAACTCAGCCATTTTAGCTATATGCTTTGGGTTGTTATCCTTTAGCATTTTACCTAGCCAAGGCTGTGTAAACTTTAAATATTCAGCTAACTGAACCTGTGTTGTTCCATTCATTGCGTTTGATACTTTTACTGACTTCAATATATTCATTGTGTTTCTCGTTTAGTTGATTAAACCCATACTAATACTTGTGGATGTAAAAAGCAATAGTTGATTAAATACGCTTGCACTCACTAAAAGTTAGGTGTATTGTTGTTGCTCAATTAATCGGGAGATAAATAAGATGAGTGAAATTAAAACAGTAACGCATGCAGGTAAGGTTTATCAGATTGGTAAAAGGTATGTTTTTACAGACAGCCTTCCATTGGGAGATGATTTTTCAGTTTCTAGATTAGACTTTATTTATGCCCCAAATTCAGACCCTGGTTATGTTTTTGATTCCGAGGGCCTTCCTTATCAATACGCTTTTTCATTAAGTGAAGTTGATCTTGATTCTGGCACAATAATAACACCAGCACTCGAGCTTGTTAATGGTAATGCTTATATGTTTGATTATGGATGCATAGCAAATAGGGTTGGCGTTTACCATAAGGAGGCTGATAGATTTTATTTTGCAATGGCGCATATAGCAGCTTCAGCCTGCACAGATATCCGCTTAATGACAGTAGGGAGTGAATAAGATGAGTATTGAAAGAGATTATTACGCAGAAATCAGAGAGATAGTTGAAGATTGGCTTGATGAATCTAAAATAGGGAAGTCATATGTAATGATGCAGCTTGAAACAATGCTTGATGATATTGAGGAAGAATTATGAGCAAAGAGCAAATAATTGAGCAGATGGAAATCTGGATTAGGCAGGGAAGATTATCATTTGATGATTTAAAAACCTTAGCGCAACAGGCGTATGCAAAAGAGGCGGCTGACGATGAATAAGAGTGAATCAATCAAAGAGTTGGCCACGGCATTAAACAAAGCTCAGGCTGAAATGTCGGGCGCTAAAAAGAAAGAAACAAATCCATTCTTTAAGAAGAAATATGCAGACATGAACTCGGTGGTTGATGCTGTTAGAGGGCCTTTTTTTGACAATGGGCTTAGCTACTCACAGTTTCCATTGTTTGAAAGTGGTTGTGTTGGTGTCGAGACTATATTAATGCACGAGTCGGGCGAATGGATATCTAGCGTGTTAATGTTGCCAATGGTCAAACAAGACCCTCAAGCGGCTGGTAGCGCCATTACTTATGCAAGACGATACAGCTTGCAATCCATTGCTGGTATACCTTCAGAAGATGATGACGGAAACCAAGCAACCAAGCCAGCAAAGAAGTCTAGCATTGACATAGTTGCAGTAGCGGGGGAGTGTGGCTGGACTTTGCAACAAGTTTGCGAATCGTTCACGCCTACCCTAGCATCAATCAAAGACGTGCAAGACGTTGAGGCTTGCGCGGCATATTTAAGGAGCAATAAGATATGAATGTAACGATATTTACTGAACTAACCACTGCTGATAAGTTAGCCGAAATTACAAAAGAGTCTGAAAATTATATCGGCCTGTATGTCGATATGAATATAGCAGAACAGCGCAAGTATGTTAAAGGGCAAGCTGAAGATATAAAGTCTATTAGAAAGGCTCTCAACACTTCACGGATCAAAAAGGTCAAAGATTACACGTTGCAAGTTAGCAATGAATTTAATGAGATTGATTCGATTCTAGCTAAAGCAAACGAACCTCTCACGTTATTAATAGATGATTTTGCGACAGAAAGAAAACGCATACTTGACTTGGCTAAAGAGAAAAAGCAGCAGGAAGAATTGCATATTCAGATTGGGCTAGACCACGAATTTGCTATCCTGTTAGATAAAAGTTATCTGGCTGATAAACTTGAGTATGAGAAAGGGCAGGCTGAACGTGACGAGGCCATAAGAGTTGAGGCAGCTAATCGCGCAACTCAAGCAGCCAAGAATACACAAGAGGCAACTGACAGAGCAATCGCGCTAGATGCGGCCAATCGACTGGCAAATAAAGAGCATGTAAGAGGCATTAATCGCGACATACTGACGGCTTTGCAAAACAATGGAGTGGGAGAGTTTGAGGCTAAGACGCTAATAACTTTAATTGCTCAAGGTAAGATCAACAACATCACTATTAACTATTAAGGAATAACATGAAGGACTGGTTTAAGGCCGATGCAATACCACAAACCCCAGTAATGTGTGCTGCTGATATATTTGAAAATAATATTAAAGCTGCTGGAGTTGGGTTTTCTTGCGAATGGTTTGGGCATGAGAGCGATGGCCATTTTGCAAAAGAAATCGTAAAAGCGCTATGCGAACGTGCTGAAATAAATAATCCATATACACTAAAGAACGGTGAATATGTGCTTCTTCAAGATTAAATATTAAGGAATAACAATGGCTAACAGAAACACACTAGCAAAGTCAAAGATAGGGGAATTTAAGTCTTACGTTGAGGGGTTAGGATACTTAGTTGATACTGAGAACTTACCTCCGTTTCAAGTCTTAAGATTTAAAATACCTAACCATCCGATGGCGATAATATTTAATGGTAAATCCCCAGTGCATTATTCAGCAAATGAAGCGGCTGTACCATTTGTAAATAAATTCATAAATTAACAATTAATTATTAAGGAATAACATGCATATAGTACACGGCGAATTAAGAAAGGCACCATACGTTAAATCAGGCGTAGGCAAAGATGGTCAATCAACAATGTTTATCGTTGAGTTGTCAGAAGTAATTAAGGACTATCGGACGAGCGAAAAAACATACACAAATTACAGCGCCATGTTGTTTGCATCTAGCCCCGAGCATATTGGTCACTACAATAAAACGCTGGTTGAAGGCAACTTTATTGTGTTGACGTCTGAAAAGCTGAAAATCGAGGTTAGCGAGTGCGGCAAATACACTAAGCTGATGATGGATAACGCAAGGCTTGAGGGTAGTGGGTATATTGCGCAACCACAAGGCGGATTCCAAGGGCAGCAGACGCAACAGCGACCACAAGGCCAATCAAACAGCCAAGGCTATCAGTCAAACGGCCAGCAATACGGGCAACAGCAACCACAACAGCAACCACAGCAAAAGCCGCAACAAGCGCAACAGAATCAAGGTTATCATCAGCCACCACAGAATCAAGCGCCGATGGCAGAGCCTAATTTTGATTTTGATGATGACTCGCAGCCTCCTTTTTAAATGTCATTTCGCAGAGCAGCCAGAACCGATGACAATCAACCCGAGGTGGTGGCATGTTTCCGCCGCCTTGGGTGGTACGTGCTTATTATTAGCCAGCTAAAGAACTGCTGTGACATCATGGTATCAAAATCAGGTGAAACTATAGCTATTGAAATTAAGGACGGTAGCAAGCCGCCTAGCGCTCGCAAACTGTCAGAAGGTGAGCAGAAATTTAAAGACAATTGGCTGGGTAGGTGGGAGTTAGTCGAATCTGTTGATGATGTAATTAAATTAAATGGTGAATTATGAAACATGATGAAGTAAACAATCCAAAGCACTATGATTTGTTTCCTGGTGAGCAGAGCATCGATCTAATTGAAAAGTGCTTAACGCCGGAAGAATTCAAAGGTTTTCTGAAAGGCAACTGCTTAAAATATCGCATCAGAGCAGGTAACAAAGGCGATTTAAAGCAAGACATTGACAAGGCTGATTGGTATCAATCTAGACTGTGGGCAGCGCATGAAGGCGATCACCACGAAGAGCATAATTAAATAAACTTAATGCTTTACACTCTAATTAAACGGGTGTAAGGTTAACTTAAGTTAATCAATTGCAGAGAATATAATGAGCTTACTAGCATTATCAACACTAATCACGTCAAAGTTAATAGGCGTTAACTTTAGAGTTGTTAATGCTAAAACATCTATTTACATAATGATTGAAGGCGTGAAAGTTAAGCAGATAAGGGTAAGCAACCACAACGGCCACAAATCAAAAAGAAATTGCCTTCAGTTTAGAACGGACGCAATGACAAGTGAAAAAAATGGCGTTTATAACATGTCAAGTATCAACAGACTTATTGAGCGCACCTTAAATTAATCAATTACAGAGGTTTTTATGCAGAATATAGCAGATAACATGCCAGTAGGCACAAACACAGAATGTCATGAAGATGCGCCAAACATAGCTGAAATGGTTGATGATATTTTAGTTAATGGGTTTTGTGAGAAATCAGGCTTAACGCTTGACGAGGTGCTAGACACGGCTGAAACAGATGTTGTTCAATACGTAGCAATACTCAAAAACTTAATAATTTTTCAGGGGGGTACGGCTAGGGATTTAGCTGTCAAATACGTGAAGCAGCTAGCTCATAAAAAACTAGAAGAACTTTATAAATGATTGAATACAAAAGGTTGATACGTGAAGCGCTTGATCACGCAAAAGACAATGGCTTGAGAGTTTCAGATATAGCCAAATTATCAGGCGTTAGTCATGTGACGATTAGCTTTTGGCTTAACGGGAAAAGCGTTCCAACTATTTTAAATCTTGCTGCAGTCATAAACGCTTGCGGCAAACAGCTAAAATTGAGAATGATATGATTAAAAGTACAATGTGCAGATTATCAGATTTGACACAAGAACAGATTGATAGGCTTGTTGCTGTTATGCCGGGTGCTGGCTGCTTCGACTTTAATACTTTTGAGGGGTTTATAGGGTTTACATCCATTGGCACTTCTGGAACTTGGAAAATGGCGGATAATTCAACAATCGTAACATACACAGAAATGATGCAACTACTGGGAGTGGACATGAAAAAAGAAACAGCACAAGAGCAAATGAAAATCCTGCAGGCTGAAATGGATAAGATGCAGGCTATTATTGACAAGCCTACTGTAAAAGCTGGTCGGGTTATGCATGTCGATGATTTGGGTGATTTTTATTACCAAATATCTAATATTTGCAAGCCACAGCGTGTGGGTGTGATGCACCAGACTGCAAATTTACTAATTGAATACGTAAGTATGAGTCTGATTTTTCATGATGAACAGTCATGTAACGACTACATTGAATATCTAAAACTTGAACAAAAGCTTAGGATTGCTCAAGTTGCTGATGGTGGGGCAGGTACGAACACTACAATCCTTACAAAGAGCGGACGCCTTCACAATGAACCTCGCTCTTGTT